ATCGCCCGTCTGCTCGGCATCCCGGCAAGCATCATGCTCGCCGCCGTCGATGGCTCGAACCTCACCTACAGCAACATCGAACAGTCGTGGATAGAGTTCGCCGACTACACGCTGGCGGCCTACACCGGCGAGATCGAGGAGATCTTCAACCGGCTCCTGCCGCGCGGCCGGACCGCGAAGTTCGACTGGGACAGCTCGCAGCGCGCGAACATGAGCGACCGCTACACGGCCTACAAGACCGCCATCGAGGCCGGTTTCCTCACCGTCGATGACGTGAGGCGCAAGGAAGGGCTGCCGGCACTCGGAAAGGAAGAAGACCAATGAACATCGAGAAACGCACAATCGCCTGGAAGGGCCTGACACTCCGCTCCGCCGACGACTCCGGCACCTCGACCGTGGAAGGCGTCGCCGTGCCGTTCGGCGACATCATCGACACATGGGACGGTGCGGAGACCTTCGACCGTGATTGCTCTTTCGAGGGACTTGACGAGGCGAAACTGTGCTTCGAGCACGGCGAGACCATCGGCCGCATCACCAAAGCGGAAAGCACGGACGACGGACTGCACATCACCGCGCGGATCAGCGACACGGCACGCGGCCGCGACGCCATGACCCTGATACGTGACGGCGTGCTCGACAGCTTCTCGGTCGGATTCATCCCGCTCGAATCGCAGAAGGACCGCGACGGCATCACCCACCGCCGCAAGGTCCGTCTGCTTGAGACCAGCATCGTGAGCTGGCCAGCCTACCAGAACGCGAAAATGACCAAATCAGCGGCACCAGCCGTGGAACAAAGGAAGGAAACCATGGAGAACAACAACGAACTGATGGACCTGATCCAGTCCATGCAGGAGGAACAGCGCGGCATCAAGGCCGAGATCAGCAAGATGGGCGCGAAACCGGCACCGGCTGCCATCGGCGCGGCGTACCGGAGCCACGGCGAATACATGCAGGCCCTCGCGCGAGGCGACGAACAGGCCATGACCGTGATGAAGGAATGCCGCGACCTGATTTCCACCAAGGACACCGGCAACACCGCCACCTGGATCGCCGACGACCTCAAACTGATCGAGGACCGCCGCAAGGTCTCACAGCTCCTGACCCATGACACGCTCCCGGCGACCGGCATGAGCATGGAATACCATGTCGTGACCTCCGACACCACAGCCGTCGGCAAACAGGAGACGGAAGGCTCAGAGCTTTCCTTCGGAAAAGTCGCCTTCGGCACCAAGACCGCCGACATCAACACCTACGGCGGCTACACTTCTTTGAGCCGCCAGACCATCGAACGCAGCACCACGCCGATGCTCAACACCGCGATCACCGCATTGCAGAACGCCTACGCGAAGGCCACCGAGAAGGCGGTGCGCGACCACCTGTACGCGGAGATCAAGGCGCAGCGCGACGCATCCTCTAACGCCAACAAGATCGACGCGCCACAGTTGGCCAACATGACCATCGACGATTGGGTGTCACTCATCATCGACGCGTCCGAACTGGCCGACGACCGCAACGTGTCGCTGACACGCCTCGCGGTCTCCAAGGACGTGCTCAAGGCACTGGTGAAACTCAAGGATACCGGTGACCGGTTCTTCAACCTCAGCGGCGACAGGTCGGACACCATCGGAAGTTTCGACCTGACCGGCGTGGCCGGCACGTTCATGCGCATCCCTGTCGTGCTGCTGCCGAACGCCGATGCCGGACTGGCCAGCTTCATCGATCCCGCCGCCGTGACCGTCTGGGAGTCCGGCGGCCCGGCGCAGTTGACCGACGGGAACGTGACCGGCCTGACCAACAGCTACAGCGTCTACGGATACATGGCCGTGGCCACGACCCATGCCGACGGCCTGATTCCGGTGAAGTTCGCCACGGCATGATGATCGATGACAACACCCTGCTGCAACGACTACGCGACGAGGTGGGCGTCCCGGCCGGAGAGGAAGACCGGCTCACGGTCAAACTCGCGGCGGCGAAACGATACGTCGCGCACGCGGTCGGCACCGCCACCGTCGATGACGATCTGCTGGCCGATTGCATCGTCTCCTGCGCGGCGGACCTGTTCAACATGCGTGACGCGCGCCTGGGCGTGATGGACGTGGGCGACTCGACCGTGGAGCCTTTCCGCATCTCAACAGACCCGCTCCGCTCGGTCTGGCCGAAACTCCGCGCCGCCGGCGTGCTGACCGGGGGCATGGTGATTGCATGAGCATCCAGGAACAACGCGCCGCCCTCGTGGACACGCTCGCCGACATGCTCGACGGGCTCGTGAGCAGCGTCAGCATCGACGCCCAACTGGTACGCCCCGCCGCCGGCAAGGTGGCCGTGTTCATCGAACCCCCGACCGTGGAATGGCCGTCATGGGGCCCGCCGGAACCGGTCTGGACGTTGGACGTCATCGCCGGCACGCCGGCCACGCAGCCATCCGCAGTCGATGACATCCTCACAGCGCTCGACAGACTCGCCGAACGTGGCCTGAACATCCAGAAGGCCACGCCCGCGACATGGAACCTCGCAGGAGCCGGCACGCTGGCGGCCTACCAGGTCGTGCTGAACGCTCTGGAAACCGAATAAGACAAGGAAAGGAAAAAATCATGGCTGGAAAGATCCGCACGCTCGGACCAGGCATCTTCAAAATCACCGACACCGAAAACGGCAGGGACTTCAGCGCCGACCTGACCAAGGCGCAGCTAAACCCGTCGAACAGCAGCGACGACCCGACCACCTACCTCGACGGATCAGAGGAGACGAACACCACGACAACATGGACGTTCGAGGGCACCGTGGGCGACGACTTCAGCGAGGACGGTCTGGCCGTCTGGCTCTTCGACCACAAGGGCGAGACGCTGCCGGCCCAGTTCGTCCCGAACAATACCGGCAAGATCCAGTGGACCTTCAACGTCACCATCGCGCCAATCGCCATCGGCGGCGACGTCAAATCGAAGAACACGAACGATCTGAGCTTCGCCGTCACGAACGTCGCCCACGCACCGTACACGGGCAAGTGATGAGTGATGGCTGACAAGGCATTGATGGTCGTCGGCCAGAAACGCTTCGTTCAGACGATGCGCAAGGCCGGCGCGGACATGGACGACCTGAAGGAAGTGAACCGCGCGGCAGCGCAGATCGCACTGCCCGCCGTCCGCAACCTCGCCCCACGAGGCAAAACCGGCCGGCTGGCCGGCAGCCTGCGTGTCGGAGCGACGAAACGCGCCGGCGTCATCCGCGCCGGCCGCAAGGCCGTGCCCTACGCAGGACCAGTCAACTACGGGTGGCCCGCCCGCCACATCAAGCCACGTCTCTTCGTCAACAACGGCGTCGCCTCCACCGAGAGCCAATGGCAAAAGGTCTACAAGGACTTCATCGACAAGACACTGAAGCAAGTGAAAGGAAAATAATGGCAACCACGAGAATCACCTACACGGACGGTACCAGCGAGACCGTGCCGATCACGATGCGCGCGACATGCAAGGCCGAGGCGCACGCCATCGACGTGGGCTGGGGGCCAATCACCCAGTCACCCGTCCGTTCCGGCGCATACGCGGCCTACGCGGCCCTGCGCATGGCCGGCCGCAATCTGCCAGACTTCGAGCATTGGCTGGACACCGTGGCCTCATTCGACCTCGCTGCCGCGAAGGAGGAACCGGAAGAGGGAAACCCTACGGACTAGCCGCGTGGCCACAAGACTCGCTCGGCCGTCTCTCGTTCCTCCTGGCCAACCGTTTCGGCGGCACGCCATGGCAGTGGAGGAACGAGGCCGACGAATTGGATTGGGGCACCGGACTGGCCGAACTGCTCAAGGAAGCCGAATCACGGAAGGAGTGAAACGTGGCGCACAGCGCGATCATGAGCGTGCGCATCACCGGCAACGCCGATGATGCCGTCAAGGCGTTCGAGAAGACCACTACGAAGGCGGCCGCTTTCGGCAGCGCCATCGGCGGATTGGCCGTCAAGGGCGTGACCGCGCTGTGGGACACGGTAAAGGGCTTCGCCGGCGATGTGGTGAACATGTCGGACAGCACCGACAAGTTCATGAACACCATGAGCTTCGCCGGCATCGACACCAAAGCCGTGCAGGCAGCCGCGAAGGAAACCCGCAAATACGCCGACGACACCGTGTACGGGCTCGATGACATCCAGAACACCACCGCGCAGCTCGCGGCAAACGGCATCGGCAACTACATGGAACTGACCGAGGCGGCCGGCAACCTCAACGCGGTGGCCGGAGGCAACGCCGACAGTTTCAAGAGCGTCGCGATGATGCTCACCCAGACGGCCGGCGCGGGAAAATTGACCACGGAGAACTGGAACCAGCTTGCCGACGCCATTCCGGGCGCGTCCGGCAAACTCCAGGAGGCGCTGCTGAAGAACGGCGCGTATACGGGCAACTTCCGCGACGCCATGTCCAAGGGCGAGATCACCGCAGACGAGTTCAACAAGGCGCTCATGGACCTCGGCATGACCGACGTGGCGAAACAGGCCGCGACATCGACCAGCACCATCGAGGGAGCCATGGGAAACCTCGAAGCCGCCGTGACCGGCGGTCTGACCGACGCGTTCAACCTGTTCAAACCGGCCGTGACGGGCGGCATCAACGCCGCATCGGCCGCCGTGACCAGCCTCGCTACCACCGGTGTCCAGGGATTGCAGACGTTCTTCGGCCAGGTCAAGGACACCGGAGCGTTCACCTCGCTGCAGTCGGCCGCGCAGTCGGTCGGCGGTGGACTCCAATCACTGTGGACCGGCATCATGGCCGTCGTGAACGCGATGACCGGAGGACAGCCCGCCGGAACCGCGTTCGGCAACGCACTCAACACCGTCGCAACCGCCGCGCAGACGGTCGGCGGCTGGCTGAAGACCGCAGGCAACTGGATCAGCCAGAATCTGGATCTTGTGACCCCGCTCGTCGCCGCGATCGGCGGCGCAGTGGCAGCCGTCACCGCCGTGACCACCGCAATGCAGGTCGCCGCCGTACGCTCAGGCGGTGCTCAACGCGGTCATGGCCGCGAACCCGATCATGCTGGTCATCACGCTCATCGCCGCGCTCACGGCCGTACTCACCTACTTCTTTACCTGCACCAACACCGGCCGGGCCGTGTGGTCGAGCTTCACGAGTTTCCTGGGCTCCTGCGTGCAGGGCATCACCGGTTTCTTCTCCGGCCTCGGCTCCACCATCGTCGGCATCTTCAGCTCGGCGGCGAACGGTGCCAGGAACGCGTGGAACGGCGTGGTCGGCTGGTTCCGAGGCCTGCCGGGCACCATTGGCGGTTTCTTCTCCAACGCCGGCAGCATCCTCGTCAACGCAGGCGCAAGCATCATCAACGGCTTCTGGGACGGCCTCAAAGGCGCCTGGAAAAACGTGACCGGCTGGATCAGCGGCATCGGCGACTGGATCAAGGCCCACAAAGGCCCGATCAGCTACGACCGTCGCCTGCTCATCCCCGCCGGCCAGGCCATCATGACCGGCTTCGCCCAGGGCCTCAACACCGGGTTCGACAGCAACGTCGAAACCGCCATCGGCCGCGCCAACCGCAGACTAGCGGCCATGCCACTCAACCTCTCCGCCCAAGGCAACACGGCCACGCCAGCCGTGATCAACACCTGGAACGTGGAAATCAACGGCGAGGTCATCGACAAGGACGGCACCGCCAAGGCCATCAAACGGCTCCTGGCCGACTACGACGCAAGGAGGTCATGAGATAGATGCAGCAATGCTTCATGTTCATCGACACAGGCAACGGCACCGGCTGGACACCGGTGAACGATTCCACCAAGGATGTAGCGGCCCTGGACTCTTTCACCATCGATTGGGGAAGTGACGGCATCGACGAACAACCCGAGCCGGCCGTCATGTCATTCACCCTCCGCGACCGCACCGGACGGCTCGCAGGCCAGGCATTGACACTGGCCGGCATGAAAGTGGTCGTCCAATTCTCCAACCAGCCTCGATGGATGGACCTGACGCCAGCGATGGGCTGCTGGCGCGATCTGCGCATCCCCATCGACTCGCTCCACAAGATGTATTCGCCAGACTCGCCAGACTCGCCAGACTCGCCAGACTCGCCATCCGAAACAATGTTCGCCGGCAGCGTGTCCACCGGCGGCAGCATCGAACCGGCCAGCGACGGCGGATGGCTGCTCAAACTCTCCGCCACATCGAGGATGGCCATATGGAAACGCCTGCAATCCCAAGGACCGACAGACACGGCCGCGAAATGGAACGGCGCGCACTGGATAGGCACGCCATCCGCACGCCTCAAGGAGATGAACCGCAGGGCCTCGGCGCAGGGAGCGCCGGAAGCCCAACTGGACGGGCTCGCCCTGCCGTCAAGCGTCGCACCATACACGCCATCCGACCACCCATCGCAGCTCGACCTGCTGCACCGGCTCACCGTCGGCCCACGACTCCCTCAATGGCACGAAGTCTACGACGGCGCGGCATCCACCATCAGGCCGCTGTTCCTCGCCGACCCAATCGCCGTGCATCTGTCAACCGATGGCCGACTCAACGTCCTCACCGACGGAGAGACACGATACGCACTCTCGGCGGCCGACATCGAGGCATCGACGGATCTGAGCATCACCGAACCTTTGACACAGGTCGTCATCAACGCGAAACGCGTCAAATCGGACAACGGCAAGCTCTCTTTCGACGACGTGGAGATCACGATGGGAGACCAGGACCGTCTGCCACCACAATTGACCGTCATGCAGAAGAGCCTCACCGTCGATTCCGACATGCTCGCCGTGGACGACTCGGGCGGCGTATGGAACAGCGGCGGCACCTCGAACGTCAGCGCCACGGACCGCGCCAACATCGCGCAATGGCTCGAATCGCACGACCTGCGCATGGTACCGGAGACAGTGACGTTCAACAGCACGCGAATCGACCCGGCACGCCGGCCATGGCTGTACAAGGCAAGCCCATCCGGCCCATTCATCATCGTCAAGGCCAAATCGTCGGCCCTGACCGGCTCAGACGGCCGACCGTCCTTCACCGGCCCCATCACGACCATCGGCGGGACGCTCTCATACCGGTGGCGTTCGGGCAAGCCCACACTCACCCAGGAAGCGACGCTGGCCGCGCTCCGGCCGCTGCTGACGGAACGGATCACATGGGCCGACCTGCCCACCCTCAGCTGGCAGCAGCTCGACCTGCACATCTGCGACCTCTCGATGATCCAGATCATCGACACTTCTTCGCCCACCGCCGAAAAGGAAGGAACACAATGACAGCAACAACACCCATCTACGGGCTCTCATATCCGGAAGGCTCCGACCTCGTGTCATCTGCGGCGGGGTCGTTCAAGGCCATGGCCGACACCTTCGAGACCGCGCTGGACACCGTCGACAGACGCTCCACCCCAGCCGGTGCGACACCTGTGATCGCCACCACGCTCGAATCGCTGAAGGCACAGACGGCCACGGTCGGCCAGACCGGCTTCGTCACCTCGGACGGCGACAACACCGGCCCGTACATCTGGGACGGGACCAGCTGGCATCACGCACACTGGTACACCGCCGATGACAAAGCCAAAACAACGCTCGTCAACAAATCAGGCTGGAAATGCGAATACATGATGAAACATGGATTCGTTTACGTCACGGTTAATCTTTCGGACAGTGGCACCAAAGGATGGAGCGAAAGCCAAATGCCAGGCACACTCCCCGAAGAAGCACGACCGCCGCTCGAACTGAATTTCGCACCGATGTGCTCCAACAACAATTCAATCGGTGTATTCATCGTCAAACCCACCGGAGTCATCGTCTACTCGCGTCGCGGAGGCGGGCAAATCTCCGACAATCGTTATGCAACCATGATGTGGCCGGCCGCATGACGGATCTCATCATCGCCATCGTCGGCGCGGTCGGCGCGGTCGTCGGCGCACTGGTCTCCACCCTCTCGGCCGCCGCCAAGAACAAGATGGAAGCCTACAGGCTCGCACAGAAGATGCAGGCCGACAACCAACGCCTCTGGCAATGGAACCGGCAACTCATCGACCACATCTACCGCCGCGCCCCACCACCACCGCCGGAACCACCTGAAGACCTTTTCAACTAAGAACGGAGCCAACATGAGCGACATCATCTGGAAAGGAAGCCCGAACCACTACGTGGGACGCAACGGCTACGGCGTCACCCACATCACTTTGCACATCATGGTCGGATACCTAGCCGGCACCGATGCCACGTTCGCCAACCAGTCAAGCCGCGCCTCGGCCCACTACGGCATCGGCGCGACCGGAGAGATCCACCAATACGTGTCGGAACTCGACGGCAGCTATTCCGACGCGAACTACGCGTCTAACATTCGACCATCAGCA